TGGGGGCGGGGTTTGCTGTGGGTGTTAAGATGGTGCCCCTGTGCGCATCTACTCTCGACCCGGAGTTGACGACGACGCGAAAACGATCTGGTTGACGCTGGCGATCATGGTGGCCGCTGGCACGATTGTCGGTATCGTCGCTTGGGCGTGGAACCACTGGTTAGCCTTCCTTGCCATCGTCGCTGTTGTCCTCGCCGCGCTTGCTAGTGTTCCGTTTTGGGTGTGGATTTCAGCGAGTATCCTGTTTGGAGCGTACTGGATCGCGCGGGCGATTAAGAACCATCCTTAGTCCGCTTCTTCTTCCGCGCCTTCTCAGTCCGGGCTTTCGCGGCGGCGCGGGAGGCCTTCAGGGCAGATTCGCGGCGTTCCTTGGCGGTCATGGATTGTGCGCGGGCTAGTCCGCCGAGTCGAGCCATCTCTTTCACGTCCATATCGAGCAAACATTACACCGTACCGGCAGGGAAAGCAAGAATTATTTCATTTTGTGCTTGACACCGTACTAGCACGGTGAGAAGATGCAACCATGATCACGGGCAAGCTAGAGAGCAATGGATTCATCGGGCGGGTGCGCCGGACGCGGAGCCTTCCCGGTCGTAGAGCAAACTACGCATATGAATCCTGCGCTCTAGCTTGCCCCAGCGTCACGGAGGCCGCACGATGAGCGTTGACACCTACACAGCACAAGATGGAACGACAGTGGTCCGGCTGAGAGGCGGATGCACTGACAAGATCAATCTGTATTTCAAAACGCGGCAGGATGCGCTTGCTCTGCTGAAGGCTCTCCGCAAGCGAGTTCGTTAAAAACTCACAACGCCCCGAGCGCCTATTGCAAGTAGGCACTCAGGGCTAACCGCTGTCAGGCCGATTGAGGCGGCCAAACAATGGCTACACCCACTCTAGCAAAATCTCCCACCCCGGAATTTCCACAACACCAGGGAACCACCATCGAAGAACTTGAACGCCTGGTCGAGAACGTCTCGCAACCGAAACCGCCGCAACCCGCACCCGCACCTGTCACCGATCCTCGCGAACAGAACGCCGCCATACTGCTCGATCTCTGGCAACAAGGCGAACGCTGGGCCGAGCAGGCCGTGGAACTCCCACGCCCGAAACCGGACCCGCTCACCATCGCTTTGAACGGATTCCCCGACGTGAACACTTCCCGCAACTATTACGCGTGCTGCGGTGAGTGACGCGATTCTGTTTGCCCGGTGTTTGGTGAAGACCGCTTGCTTGACCGGGCTGATCTTCGCGCCCGTGGTCTGGGCTGTTGTCGAAGTTCTGATTTCCAAAAAGGAGAAAGCTGCCAATGTCCACCGCGCAAGTTCTCGGTCCTGAAGTCGAACCACATCACTTAACCCGGAAGCCGCTGCCTCAGTCAGAAGCCGCTCCCGTGGCCGCATCTCTCACCCCGCTCTATCTGCTCGAAAAAGCCGTCTCGCAGGATGTTTCGATTGAACGCCTGCAGCAGCTCATGGAGTTGCAACTGCGCTGGGAAGCGAATGAAGCAAGGAAGGCCTTCGTCTCGGCGATGAATCGCTTCAAGGCGAACCCGCCCGCGATCGTGAAGAACACAACTGCCAGCATGAGCATCAAGGCCGAGAAGGGTGGAGGCAGCTACTCCTATTCCTACGCCTCACTCGACAGCATCTGCCGCGCCGTCATCCAGGGACTTTCGGAAGTCGGCATCTCGCACCGCTGGACGATGCAACAGAACGGCTCCATCCGCGTGAGCTGCATTCTGACTCACGAGCTGGGGCACTCCGAAGAAACATCGCTCGAAGGCGCTGCCGATCAGAGCGGAGGAAAGAACTCGATCCAGGCGGTTGGCTCGACCGTCACCTACCTGCAACGCTACACACTTCTCGCCGCAACAGGTTTAGCTGCAGGCGGAACTGACACCGATGGCCACGTGGCGCAATCGGCAAGCGGCATCGCCCCCACGCAAGTCCAGGACTGGTGTCAGCGCATGACCAAGGCTGCGGACATCGACCAGCTCCGCGCCGTGTTCGCCGCCGCTTACCGGCAGGCAACCGAAGCCAACGATCGCAACGCGCAAGCGGCCTACATCGCCGCGAAGGATACGCGGAGAAAGGAACTCCGATGACGACGACTCCCTTCCTCTGCGAACAACGCACCGATGAGTGGCGTCAGGCCCGCGCGGGCAAAGTTACCGCGTCCGCGATTGATGCCGTGCTCTCCACGCCCAAGAAGGGCTCAACCGAAACCGCTGGCCGGGTGAACTACCGCGCACAACTGATCGCCGAAATTCTCACCGGCAAACCCGTCGACGATGAATTCTGCTCACGTCAGATGCAGTGGGGTATCGACTGTGAACCTTTCGCCCGCGCCGCCTACGAGCTGCAGCAGGATGTCTCCATCGAAACCGTTGGCTTCGTGCTTCATCCTGTGATTGAATGCTTCGGCGCGTCGCCCGACGGATTCATCGGCGACGAAGGCCTGGTGCAGTTCAAATGCCCGAACACCGCGACTCATCTTGGCTACTTGCTCCGAGGCGAAGTGCCCACCGATTATCAGCCGCAGATGCTTGCGGAGATGGCCTGCACAGGGCGGCAATGGTGCGATTTTGTCAGCTTCGATCCGCGCCTACCCCCACACCTGCAGCTTTTCGTGCGCCGCTTCCCACGGAACGAGAAGCACGTCGCCGAGATCGAGCAGAAGGTCGAAGCCTTCCTCGACGAAGTGCACGAGATGCTGGTGCGGCTCTCTTGCATCGGCGATCTGACCGATCTACTGCAGGCGAGTGTCGAGCAGGCGAAGGCGAAACGCGGCCCGCAACCCATCGTGTACGTGATGGATCGCCGGAACGACGACGAAGTGCAAGGGGCCGACTAGGAAGGGAGGAAAGGTCGAAACCGGAGATCCGCTCCGGTCCACGGATCGCGTCCGTGCTGAGGAGACCCGGAAAAGGAAGGTGCAGTGAACGCCACCGTCGCCATCGAAAAGCAAGACCCCCCGGTCGAGGACCGGGTGCAAACTCTGGTCAACCGCCAGTTTGAATTCAACCCGCACTGCACGGTCTTAGAAGCCGGCTGCGGATCGCGCTCTCACATCACGCTCGGACCCGGAGCCCAGATCACCGGGATCGACATCTCGCAGGCCATGCTCGACAAAAATCCCGATCTCGACGTGGCCATCCGCGCCGACCTGCAGGAGTACACCGGCTTTCGCTGGTTCCAGTTTGACATCGTGTTCTGCTGGGACGTGCTCGAACACCTGCAACACCCGGAGCGGGCACTGGATCATCTCTTCAGCGCAACCAAGGCGGGCGGGCTGATCGTGCTCGGGGCGCCCGTGGTCACCTCGCTGAAGGGCATGATCACGAAATTCACCCCGCACTGGTTTCACGTGTGGGCGTATCGAAATATCTTCGGGAATCAGAACGCAGGCAAGCCGGGATTCGGTCCGTTCAAAACATACTTGCGATCAGCGATGTCTCCGAAGGCTCTGCTGAAATTTGCGGCCGAGAACGATCTGACCATCGAGCACTTCGATCTCTACGAAGCTCCGGGCATGAAGCGGCTGCGGGAGCGCGACCGAGTTGTGCGCTGGTTCTATCGCATCGTCGGGCCTGCGGTGAAGTTGTTTGGGATCGAACCGGACAACACTGATTTCACGCTGGTGTTGCGCCGACGTTAGACGACCTTCCCCTGCTCACGGGAGAGTGGGGCAGGGGAAACTCCCCCGGCTGTCGAGGGGTGTGTACAAGAGTGGGTCCAGCCGGGGGAGCCACGAATTTCTGAAAGGCAGACAACATGAGAATCAAAATCATCCTTCTGGTCGCACTCGCCGTCTCGACCGGAATCAACATCAGCCTGCAACGAGCGAATCGCCGATTGCTCGACGCTTCGGAAAACCTGATCACAAACGATGCAAAGCTGAAAGCCGCCGACGCGGAACTGAAATCGTCCTGCGATGCGCTAGATGAAGCTAACCAGAGGCTCATAATAACCACCCAAGGACTCTCGAACGCAAACCGCAAGCTGCTGACGACGTACGGCTGGCGATGCTCACTCCTTTACGAGGAAAAGAAAAAGCCGTGATCCGCCGCCGCCCCATCCCGAAGACCCGCTCCTATCCCGAATTCTCGCAGCACTACGAGACCATCCTTGCTGGGTGTGCAATTCAGAGAAGGGCTGAAGATTTTTTACCGGACTACTTACGTGGTCAGAAAAGAGGGAACTTTGTGAATTTTCATTTCGCCCGCAAACTCGTGGCCCTGATCGCGCTCTACGGCGTTCTCGGCCTCTCCGTCGTCCAACCAGCAGCCGCGAGGAAGCCGCCGCAGCCGCAGTGTCCGCCGACCTGCGGCCACGGCCAGTACGGATGGGATCAGTACATGATCACTTCCGCCGTGAACCACGTCACGATTAACAACACAGTCTATCGCCGGACCAACCCAACCACCAACCAGATCACCGCCGCCGCTGAAGCGATGGAAGCCTGGGCGCAGGCGCGGATCAACGATGGAACGATGCCCATCGTGCAAACGAAGTTTCTGAACATGCTGCAGGCCTTCTACGCCAATCCGCTGAACGGTAACCAGGTCGCCGCAGTCTCCGCCCAGTTTGGCAACGCAGTTCCGGCCAGCGTGTTCACCGCGCAGATGCAAAAAGTAACCCAGGCGGAGCGGCAACAGATCGTCGCTTTCGTCCAGACCTATGGACTAAAAGGCCTGGTGGACTTCTGGGCGCAGGCCATGACTCAGTTTGCGGGACAGTGGGGCCGAGCCGATCCGCGGCATCCAGCGAGACTCATTGCAGCAAACTATCACCTGCGGCGAGTCAACGATTTCGGCCACATCTCGGAGGGGCAGGCGAAAGCGATTTTTGACGGCGTGGCCGCCATCGGAGCCATTATGCTGTTCACTCCCGGACTTGAGGGCTTTGGTCTGATCTTCACCCTGGGCGGACTGGCAGGTGACGCCTACCTCGACTGGAACGACTGAGAAAGGAGCTATTCAGATGAAACTATGGAAGCCAGAAGCGAACACCGTGTTCATCGGTTGCCTGATCATCTTCGTCGCGGCAGGCGTGGTCATGTGGCATCAACAGAGCATTCGGGTTGTGCCCGCTGTCGCCATGACTGCAGCGCTATCGAAGATCGTTCCTGTGGTGTGGAATTGGATGACCGGGACTCGCAAGGATCGGTGATTCTTGGGGCGGGACTTTCGCGCGAGGGGCGTGGGAGTTCCGCTCAACTCAGAGAAGGGATAGCTGATCGTAATCGGGCTGGGGGATGAAGCCGGGATGCCGCCGCTGCCACTCTTCCCAGGCTTTCTGGTGTTCACGGCAGAGATGCTTGTCCGGGCCGACTTGCAGAGCACACCTTGAGCAGATCGGTTTATCGCAGGTGCCGGAGCGGACTTTCATTTTCCAGTCGCACTCGAATTCACAAGGCCGACCGCAGGCACAGAACTTTTTCGAGCGACGAAGGCCGCAGACGATCCCGAAACTTCCATCCGGCATTTCGAGTTTCAGGCACATTCAGCACCGCCTCGCATTGTGGATCGCTCCCACACTCGAATCGACTCCGATCACCAAGAGCGGCACACTCCACAGCCGATGGAAGCGGTGAGAGCGTTTCAGCAGCGCCGCCGAAACTTCCGCGACCGCGATCTTCCCCACTCCCACACCGTACGCCCGCGCCGCCGAAGGGTGAGCACCATACAACCAAGGCTCGTTGGTTTCACTGATGCAACCGGAGCCGTGAAACGTCGGATCGCTCGGGGTGCTTCGCCAGGTGAGCCACGCGTTATAGTTCACGCCGATCTGCGACGTGGTGTAGCTGTCGGCCATCGTCGCCGAGATAGTGAAGGCCGAGAGCGTGAGAAACTTTTTGTCGAAGACGGGTCGCTGCTCTTGCGCGAATGCGGACAGAACGAACAACCAGCAACAGAGCAGATGCTTCACAGCTTTTCGAACCTCCAGATTTCCTGCCGCGCCTGGTCCGCGCCATCCTCCGCGCCGATCCACCACTTGTCCGTCTCCCGCTGACCACACTTCCAGCCCTCGATGAAGCAGAGCCGACAGCAGCCGAGCATCACTGCAAAGAGGCCGACGATAGCGAGAACGCCGAGCACGTAGTTCACGCGGTTTTCTCCTTCCAGTTTTCCGCGCCTTCTTTGCACGCTGGACGGTCGTTGCAATACTTCACATTTCGAGTCGCGATGCCGGGAGGAAAACGCGGCGGACCAATATCGACCTTGTGAACGCTGATCTGGGCATCAGGCCTGGTCTCGTGGCAGATGTCGCAACGCCAGGTTAAATTTTCCATCCAGTTCACGCCTTCACCTTCTTTACGACCGTTTTGTGATTCACCTCGCCATGTCCACACGTACACTTGGGGAAGTTCTGATTTTCGGGACACGGATCTTTACGCGAGTTGGGCAGCACGCGAAAAACTTTGCAATCACAGATCAGACATTCGCCGCGCTTGTTCACGCAGGCACCTCCGTCTCGCACCGGCAGATTCTTCCCCCGCCCATCTGCTCTCCGCACTCGCCGCTCCCTTGGTGCACGTGCCCACAACGAGGGCAGGTGTCGTCGAATTGACCGCGCGGGATCACCTTCGGGCATGGCCGATTTTGCGAGGCGATGGCGACGTGCGTATTCACCGCCTGGTGGGCGATTTCCGCGCCGCGGGAAAGTTCAAACAGGAAATCGCGGAAGTCGGTCGAGTCGCGCAAGGGATGGCCACTGGAAAGTCGCAGCTCGTAGGTGTGCTCTGCCAGGAAGCGGAAGATTTTCGCTTGCCGGTCGAGATCCACGGGGGCGAGAGAGGCGATGAAGTCGCGGGCGGTCATGCGAACAAAACTCCTTGCCGCTCCGGTTCTGGTTTCACCGCGTGCAGCTTTTCCAGTTTGGCGATGCACTCCAGACACGGGCCTTTGCGGTGATCGTCGATCCGGTGCTGGGTGCGCTTCTCACACTTGGGGCAGTAGAAGGCGGCGGAGACAGTGTTCGCGCTGAAATGTTCCGGCATCAGGCCGCCTCCGGTTTCCGCCAGTGAATGATCTGACCGCGAAAGGGAAGACGCCCTGCCCAGAAATCGAGCATCTCGTCGAAGTCAGTAAAACCGTCGCGCACCGCTAGGGCTTGCCGTTCAGACTCGCCGAGTTCGACTCCATCAATTGCAACCGAGGCATCGCAGTTGCACTCATGGCCACACGCGTCGATTTCGATCTGCTCGATCTTGACGCATTCAACTCTCATCAGGAGTCGTGCTCCCTTGTGACGAAGCCCGGTGTAGAGATGCAAAACGTTTCCGGGCTTGTCGGGGTTCGCGCGCGAACTGCGGATCGTGTGCGTCTTCTCGCCAGCGAGAATCTTCGGCACAAATCGTGACTGAAAATTGTAGAGGCCCATCGCTCCTCACTTTTTTCCGGGGCAGGCTTGTTGCCCAAAAGTTTTCACTGTTCGCAGGAAAACCCGGTGCGGGCTAACTGCCTGCCCCCGGAACTTGTAAAACTTCACTTGCGATCTGCAGCTCTTGCGATCTCGAGGTTCCAAACGGCAGCGGCATCTCTCCGGCCAGCCAGCGGTTGTACTTCATCGCTGGTCCGCGCGTGAAGCGCACCATTGGGTAGATTGGTTTTCCATTTTTCTGGAAGAGTTGCAGACAGGCACTTCGGACAATAAAAATCAGCGGAGACGGTGCGAGAAGTGAAGTGTTCGGTCACGCGGTTTCTCCTTTCGCCGGAAGTGCGGCCATGAATCCACGGAAGGCCCGCTCCAACATGCTCGACGCACCGCAGCGCTCGATCTGGCGCATGGCTTCGACCGTCAACGCGATCGCGTGCATGTTGAGCCGAACTTCGTTGAACAAATCACACGCAAGAACGTATTCGTGATCGGAGCGCTTCACGCCGTTGAAGAAATCGCGGGCCTGATCGCGGGCACGCACGAGCTGCTCAAACAATGGGAGATCACCGCCCACGTCCGGGTGGTACTGCTTGGCGAATTTTCGGAACTGACTCTCAACCACTTCAAGAGACTGCTCACGGTTCGCTTTGTTGGGAGAGTCGGGAGCAGTGATGCGCAACACGTCGCGCCAGTTGCGATCTTCACGCCGCTGCCGACCGAAGTACACAGCGACTCCGGGATCGGGCGGATTGAAGCCTTCGCGGGGCAATCCCCGCAGCGTCAACGGAATGTTGGTCGAGAGCACCAGGCTGGTCGCCTTCAGGCGTTCAACCTCCGAGATCAGATCATCACGATAGACGCCGAAAGATTTTTTCCAGTTGTTGTTTGCACGTCGATGTTCCGGGCGGGTTCTGACCCAACCGTCTGGCCAATCGAGTGGAAAGGCTTCTTTCATGCTCTACTTTCTTTTCCGGGGCAGGCTTGTTGCCTGATTGGTTTTCGTCTCGCAGGAAAACCCGGTTAGCGGCTAACTGCCTGCCCAGGACTTGTTTGCGATCACGCACCTTTCGGATACGAGACGCCGCGCTCCATCTTCGCCAGCTTTTCCGCCGCGATCCGAAGCACCGTGCTCTCCGTCCCGAAGTTGT